GGTCAGCAGCAAGGTCAGCAGCAGAGTCAGCAGCATGGTCAGCAGAGTCAGCAGCATATGATAAGATGGCTGACAAACTTATTGAAATCCTCAAGGAGTCAGATTCTGAATGACCACCTTTGTTTTCACATACACGAATGACACAATCATCCACGGTGTATTTTCAGTCACCGCCGACAGCATCGAGGCTGCATATGCAAGCTTTGATGGTATGATGGAAGGAACAAGACCGCAGATCCGAAGTGTGAGCAAACAATGAGCCAAGACGAAAAGAAGATTGCAGGCAAGGCAAAGATCAAGCGGGAGATTCCTACACTTGATGTCATACCGCACTTTTTGCAGCAGTTGATTATGACATACAAGACCTACGGGCTTGAGACCAAGGTAGGAATCAAGGTGCGCCAGATTATAGACACACATGTCACAAAGCAGCTAGTCGAAGAGACATCACCAGAGGCGACCGACAAGCTTGTAAACGAGGCAGTCTTTGCATATTACAAAAAGAAACAGGTGGAAAAATTACAATGAGCGAATCAGAAAACAAGAACGATTACCCAGAGATGTGCGAGGCATGCAACATCGGGATGCTGCACTTTATCGCCAAGGGAAAGGACCCAAGGGACGGTGCAAACTTTACCCTGCTAACGTGCAGGTTCTGCGAATCACTGACAAGGCTCAAGAACGGGCTCACTGTGGTCGTCCAATATGGAAGGCTATACAGGATGATTCCTGGAGTCAAACCATGAATCCAGAGACAAGAAAGTGCCCAGTCTGTGGCAATCCCACCCTTATTTTTATGAGCCAGTCCATGGTCTGGCAGTGCGTCTCGATAGTGGGAGTCCCAAATACTGTAAACAATATTTCAAATACAAGCATCACATGCGGATACTCTGAGAGATACGATTCCCTTACTGCCATACTCCGTGGAATGGTCTTTTATCTTAATGATATTGTCAAGAACTTGGGAAGCGAGGATCAAATATCCGCAAGACTTGCAAAAAACAGGGATGAGATTGCAGACGTACTGGCTGACAGGGATACCATAAACATGCTGGAGAGGGACCTTGAAAAGAACAGAAGTTAGATGCCCAGCGTTGTGCTTTATTCTAGAAGAGAACAAGCAGCCAATCCCTGGCATGCTCATGGAGTCCGAGGACTCGGGCAAGCTCTTTTGTTGTACCACTGGATGCCTCTTTGCCTTTATCGATGAGCACAAGGTAGAGCACTGGGTAGGCGGTCAGGTCAAGATGTGGGTGCAGCCATGATGAGCAAAGCCAGACAAATTAATCTCTTAACTTGGAGAGTCCGAGTATGGACTGGCTTGACGCATCACTTGTTTGAACTTGATGTATCTCTTTGGAAATTCGGATTACAGTTGAGGTGGCACCGTTGAGCGAAGATAAAAACAGTTTAGACGATGCAACGCATGGAATCCGAAAGGCGACAGAAGAACTTTTTACTTCATTAAAAAATCATGGACTAAAATTCAATTTCTTAGATGCTGTCTGTAAATTTTGTCATGCTGAATTTGGGCATGCTCAAAGTCAGGAAGGTTTTCCTTGGGATGTCGAGTTTGTTTGTAGTAAAACTGACTGTCAGATTAAGTATCTTCATGAGATATCAACTACAGCGAAAAAGGATGGATCGTCTTGACCGAGATAGTATCATGGTGCCACTACTGCAAGGCTGACACGCCGACCGAGAAGCTCACAAACGAGATACATACAGAGGAGATGTCCATGCACTGCATCCAGATATTCAAGTGCGGCAGGTGCCACAAGAGCACGGCATTTATCACCATAGGAAAGATACAACTGCTCAGACAGGAGGCTGGAGTCTGATGGGCGGTGGCAGTTCTGGAGATGTGAAAAATTGCCCAATAATAGTAGTCAATGACACACCTGACGGGTTTTCAGTAGAAATCTTGGGACCTAAATCATGGTGGCATGAAGATGTCAAAAACTACTTTTTGAAGCACGGACTTTTACAAGGCGATGGTGACTTGGACAATCATATCCAACATCTCATCAGACAACATATCATGATGTTTGTTACAGATATTAATGACAAGCATTTGGCAACTGAACCCGAGACGTTATTTATCAAATGTACTGACCCCCGATGTTTCCCAGAGCACGAGTTTACAGCAGAATGCCAGAGTGTATGTGTCTGTAAGAAGTTGAAAGATGTTATCCAGTGGAGCTGGGACTGATGGCATTAAACGAGAGGGAGACTGCAATAGCATGGGTCGTCTTCTGTGCTGGAATCACAAGACCGCAGAACATCAGGGACATGCGAGACGTAACCCAGTCTCAGACCATATTCAATATCATACTCGAAAAGGGAAGGCAGATATTCTTTCCCTCAATATCAAGGCAGGAACTAGACCGTCTCTTCAAGGAAACAACCATAGAAATTATGAGGATAGAGACGATGCTTGCAGACGGGAGGGGCACATGAAGACCCTGGCAGAATACCAGAATCTTGCCAAGAGCCTCAACCTCGGAGAGTGCAAGACTGGAAGACTGATTGCAACAATCAATTTTATGGTAAAGCATGGTATAGAGCCAGACGTCAAGTCACTGGCTCAGATGTCAAGAAAGAGCATCCAGTCTGCCAAGTACGAAGCCATCGAGATCACTGCTCATAAAGACAACAGGGCATGATACCGCAATACGAAGACCAGATAACTGTTGAACTATGGAAGACACTTATGAATTGCAATTGGTACACAAATCCTCCAAGACCAAACAAGGGATGGGGAATCAGGAGATCAAAGGCTCAGAAGAAATGATACCAAACCAGCACGTCATCGCATACCTTGAGAACCTGTCGGATTCCGCCTTGGAGTCTAGGATTAGGGAGATAAAGAGCCAGAGGGGATGGAAGTGAAGTACAAGACTATTGTAATCGATATCCCATGGCCTGTGCCGACCCTGTCAGAGTCTGTGGGTCAGAGGATGAAGACGCCGCTCTCAAAGGGTCTGCCATACAGTACCATGACAAAGGATGAGATCCTGAACTTTCCAATAGAGGACTATGCGGACAAGGACTGTATGCTCTTCATGTGGACCGTGCAGTCGATGCTTCTTTTCAGCCTGGACGTTGTAAAATCATGGGGATTCAAATTCCACCTGCTGATGACCTGGAACAAGATAAGGGGCATAAACCACCTCGGATTTTTCAGGAACGCTGAGTTTGTCATTGTTGCATACCGTGGCAGGTACGGGGTCAGGATGGACAGAAAAAACATCCCAGTCGTATTTACGGAGATGAGGGGCAAGCACTCTGAGAAGCCCCAGAAATTCTACTCTATGATTGAAAAGGTCACAGATGGTCCTAGAATTGACATCTTTGCCAGGAAGATTCGTCACGGATGGAGCACATTTGGTGATGACCCAAACCTTAAGCAGCAGCCACTGGAGAGTTTCATAGTTGAATGATATCAGGTTCTGGGATGCCTTTGCAGGAGTAGGAGGAATCAGGCTCGGGTTTGAGCAGGCAAGTCCACGATTCAAATGTGTCGGAGGATGCGAATGGGATAGAGATGCAAGATATATCTATTCAAAAAGATTTAAGCATCTACCACTGAGAGACATTACACAAATTGACGAAAACCAAGTCCCAGACCACGACATCCTCACAGGCGGATTCCCTTGCCAGCCTTTTTCACATGCTGGAAAACGGCTCGGACTTGAGGACACCAGAGGCACTCTCTTTTTTGACCTCTGCAGGATTGCAAAAGCCAAGCGACCTCGTCTTCTGTTCTTTGAAAACGTCAAAGGATTGCTCTCAAACGATGGAGGACGAACCTTCCAAACAATCCTCAATGCACTGGATGAGCTGGGGTATGATGCGGAATGGCAACTGCTTAACAGCAAGCATTGGATTCCACAGAACAGACCCCGTGTGTTCATTGTCGGACATCTTAGAGGCAAATCCTTCACCCCGATATTTCCTCTCCAGGAAGGCAAAGGAATTTCTGATCAGACGTCAGGAGATCAACAAGAAGGAAAAGAGGGGCTTCGGGGCGAAGTATCTTGCATTGACTCCAGATATGGAGCACTCAGGAACGCAGGAGAGACTTACCTCGTAGTAGCTGACCGTACTAGATCAAAACAGGGGTTAGGACGGAATTTAGAGTCTCCAAAAAATATCACCAATTCTTTAACAAGTGTAGCAAAAGACAACCTGTTGGTAATGTTGAGCCATACCAAGGCAAATATCAAACAAAGGATCCAGAACCGTGGAAGTACATGGACTGTAGATACTAGCGGCTCAAAACAGGGAATAATACAACCAGACCAAAGCATTCGTAGATTCACCCCATTAGAGTGTGAACGTCTGCAGGGATTCCCAGACAACTGGACCCAAGGACTGCCTGACACAGAACGTTACCACTGCATAGGCAACGCAGTCACCGTGCCAGTTATTAAGGAGATAGCGAAGAGGATACTGGATGTCTGGTAAGTTACTAAAAAAAGGGTTTATCGATCCAAAATTATTAAAACCTCACAAGCTCAACGTCAAGGTCCATCCCAAGGCTCAGATTGAGAGGATATGCGAATCCATAAAGCTTGTAGGGTTTGAAGACCCAGTATTCATAGATAACAGCCTGACAATCTGGGGAGGCCATGCAGCAACCGAAGCCGCAATTGCAATGAAGATAAAAAAGATCCCCTATGTCAACATCTCGCACTTGCCAGACGAGAAAAAGAAGCTCTTCATGATACTTGACAACCAGGCAAACGAATCCGAATGGAACCTGCAAAATACAAAAATAATAATTGACGAGCTTACACCCCTTCTCAATGTAGAGGATTACCATATCGTAGTTGAAAATATCATTCCAAAAATCAACTTTGATGTCGAGCCAAACCCAACAGTAGACAAGGAAAGGGACATCAAGGAAGTAACCATACCAGACGAGGCACCTGCAAGGGCGCAGCCTGGAGACATCTTCCAGCTCGGACCTCATAGGGTCATGTGCGGAGACTGCACAGACTTGGAGTCACGCACCAAGCTCTTCGGTGATGCCAAGCCAGAGACTGTATGCACTGATCCGCCCTACTCGTCAGGAGGCAGGCAGGAGGCACACAAAAAGAACGGCTCTATAGGCTCAAAGAGAATCGCAGAGAGCGGACAGGAAGTATCACCCAAGATTAAGATGGACGACCTCTCCACATGTGCTTACATTCATTTGATTAAAGGCTCACTCTATGGGCTTGACTCTGATATTTTATACATGTTCACCGACTGGCGCATGTGGGACTGGACAAGGGAGGCATCAGAGGCTGCAGCATTCCCAGTGCGAAACATGATAGTCTGGGACAAGCAGACACCTGGAATGGGCATCCAGTGGAGGGGACAGCACGAGCTTGTCTGCTTTGCCAAGAGGACGGCACTTGGCGGTCCATACCACAAGGGCAACGTCATATCAATCAAGAGGAGTGGCAACGAGCACCATCCAACAGAAAAGCCCATTGCACTATTGGTGGAATTATTAGAGAATACAAATGGTAACATCGTATACGATCCATTCGGGGGCTCTGGAAGTACCATGATAGCATGCCAGCAGCTAAACAAGGTCTGCTATACCATGGAGCTTGACGAGTGTTTTGTCGATATCATTCTAAAAAGATGGGAAGATTTCACTCAGGAAAAGGCGGTCAAGATTGAGTAAGAAAGACACCGCCCCAAGCTGCCCACGGTGTGGCTCTGAGAGAATCAAGGACAGATTCTGCAGCAATTGCGGTTCTGACTTGAAAAAATGAGAGCACAACTAAAGGTAGACATCCCAGACGAGTGGATGGAAAATCTAAAACATGGTCGATGCTGGTGTGGCAAAGATCATACCCAGTTTGAAAAGGGTCAAAAGTTTTACTGTTCCAAAGAGCATGCTTTAGAATATGACAAAAGGATAGTCTATTGGACTCACTTCAAGGACGCCTTTTTGGAAAAGAACGGTCGTATCTGCACAAATTGTGGGCTCAATCATGAACAAAACGAGAAGGATGAAGCCAGAAGGGCAAAAGAACATTATCAGATGATAGCAGATTCCAATCCAGAAGCTCTCAAGGCTGCCAGAGCCTACATGCTCAAGGAATTACAAGCCAAATATGAGCAGATAATGGATGATGCCCACGTGATGGAGCACATACCTTGGGAAGTCAAGAACGCTTTTGATATAAACCATGATGATACTCATTATCAGAAAAACTATTTTTCAATCGAAGTCGACCACAAGATTGCCGTCTGCCTTGGAGGAGACATGTGGGACGAGAACAATCTTCAAGCTTTGTGTTACAAATGCCATAAAGAAAAAACCAAAGAAGATATGAAGAAGCTAAAGGAATCTAGAAAACAATGAGCCTAGTCGAAGAGTGCGAAGAATGCGGCTTTGAGATAGACCACTGCCAGTGTGACGAGGAGGACGAGATGTGACCGAGATCCCTCAGATTGAATCACCAGGATCAAGACCTTCAAGGCTTGTACAATTACACATAAATTCCATCCTTTCCAGTCTTCCACAGATAGAGACTTGAAAGGCACACACCGAGGCAATCTCAGAATCATATACGATATCCTATCAGTAATACAGACAACACAAGACTGCAACATCTCAGAGGTTTCACGTATTGCAAACTTGTCCCATTATGCCATGTGCGACAGGCTAGCAATAATGAAAAACTCTGGGCTGCTTGTAGAGACCCCCATGGCATCAAAGAGCGGCAGGGGCTCGCCATCGATGAGAGTATTCACACTAACAGACAAGGGGCACCAATTCTATAGGATGCTGGTGTCTCTGTTCAAGACACTGGAAGAACTGGGAATAGACAAACCATGAACGTGCCCAAGGATACTCCCACTTCACGCTGTCCAAACTGGCCAGTGTGTACCAAGCTAAAATGCAACCACACATACGAGCAGGCAAATGCTTGCAATCAGGCGGCGACAATGCGTGCCTAGCGGATATCCACTCGACCGTGGCGAGATTCTCAACAATGCCCAGAGATACCTGACTGGAAGACCTATCAAGCACTGGATATGCCCCGAGCCCTGCAGGCAGCCAAACAGTGAGGAAAGAGAGTCATGTTTATCATGCAACAAGCCCAAACCCACCAAGCCAGACGTGCAGCGTATGGCATAGATTCACATCCTTTAAAACTACCCAAAAGGTAAGAAAGACCATGAAACAAGCAATACTAGGTGCTGCTGTACTCTGCCTTCTGGCAGTGGTATCAACACACCAAGCAAGCGCAGAGCCCCAGACCCTAATCTACGGCACTGGCGGTCTCTATTCGGTCCATGTGGCACATGTGGGAGACAGTCTGGTAGTAAGAAATGATGACATCTCAAACCATACGGTAACAGGCAAGGCAAGCACCGGCGAGATAGTATCGTCTGGAACAATCAAGCCTGGGCAAAACTTTACAATGTCATTCATGTTTCCAGCCCAGTTTTCCTTCTATGACCAATACCACCAAGGAAACATCGGCGTCTTTTACATCTACAACCCAGAGCAGGCACTACCACAGAACATCTACAACCACACATCAACGTCTGACCTATTCGAGACACCGCAATACTTTGCAGGCTCGGACATATCCTTTGGAGAGTCAAACGCAACAATCGCCTTTGGCATATCTAACGGAACCAATGCACTAGAACTGACACAGCCAGTCATGGATACAATCACGCCTGTGCAGACTGCAGACAATGCAACAGTAGCCTCCAACGATACGGTCGCCTATTGGAAGAGTCAGGCAGAGACGTACAAGTCCAAGTATGACACACTACTGGCAGCCATCAAGCTCCTCATAGGATAAACGCCTAAATCCCTTCTTTTTGTTTATCAAACCACAGGTACCCCATTACCTGCGCCCGCAAGGGCGGTAAATCCTTTTTAACCCACACACAATAGAATCCACGGGGAGTTGACACATTGACCTCCTGCAAGAAGTCACGTGGTGTCAGCAAACCAGATATTGAAAAATGGAGCTTCATGCTCTTGCTTTCGTATTTGCTGCTGTGCGTGACCTCTGAGATCCGCAGATGAACAGAGGGCACAGTTCTTAAATTCTACAACTACAATAAACAATCAATCCATGGGAGGTAAGAGATTAAATCGGGCGGTGGCTCTCGATAAAAACAACCCCGTCCATCAAGTTCTCTCATGGATTACCCCTTCTCTTCCACTCCAGTCATAGTAACCCAAAAATACCACCCAAGAGGTAAGGATATCGGGATAATTTCACAAAATGGTCAAGACTCCAAGCCCGCAGGTGGCAGAACGCCGTGACAAGGTTTTACAATATATCCGCTCTTCCGTCTATTCCCCAAAGATTATCGCCAAGGAACTAAAGGAAGACCCAGAGACCATCAGGCAGGATATCCGCTGGCTGCAAGGCAATGCAAACGAGTGGCTCAATGGTCTGGCAAAGGGCGGCTTTATCTTTGACGTACAGATAGCATGCGAGCAGCTTGAGCAGTTGGAGACTGAATTAATAGCCATGAAACAGGACAAGGAACTGATGGCACGCATGCCAAGCCTCAAGATTAAGATCATATCTGAACTAAAAAGCAGCTATGCCCTCCGTATTGAGATGAAGAGAAAGGGACCGCTGCTCATGAAATTGCGACAGGTGCAAAAGCTCATCGAATCAGGCAAGATGGTAACAAGTGCCGAGACAAGATAACTGGGACGACCTCAACGATATCTTGGACGAGATATCGCCTGACGTGGAGGGTCTGCCAAAGGTAAGCACAAACCTCCTCGACTGGATTCTCAAGGACAGGCCAAACGTGGCAGGTGTAGAGAGGGATTTTACAACAGAGCCATTCTTTCCGCCCATGCTCATGGACAATCACGCATACATCCAGTATCTCCAGGGGAGGCAGACATACAAGACCACCACATCGACTGACCTCATAGGCTGGGCTGCGACAAACTGGGCAAATGCGGAGGTCGGCTACGTTGTGGACTCGGAGCCCAGAAGGATTGCATTCTCGAAGCAGAGACTGAGGGAGCAGACATTCCTGCAGACACCAAAACTGAGGCAGTACCTGCCATACGAGAGGGCAAACGTGGGAGACATTACACTCAAGAATAGAACGCACATCTACCCTGCAAACGATGAAGGAGGCTACAAGAACATAGAGGGCAAATCCCTAAAGCTCCTAGTATTTGACGAATGGCAGTACCATGATAAAATCGAGCAGATGCACAAGGCAACGTATACGTTATTCCGTACGCACGGTCTCTTCCGGGGCTTTGGTATCGGCGGAGAGGCTGGCAGCGAATATCACAAAAAGTGGCTCATGACAGACCAGAGGGAATGGTTCTATGACAACCAGAAGGAATACCAAGGCTGGGAAGGTCAGGGCTGGAGAGAAGGGCTCACATTTGACGAGATGGGAAACATCAACAATTCCAAGAACGATCTCAAATCAATACTTGCAGGGCTGTGGAAGCCGACCAAGCCAGAGAACAGCGAGTTTCACGGATACCATTTGCCACAGACGATATTTGCAGTCATCCCACTTACTATCAAAGATGCAGTGGAAAAGTATCATCTCAGACCTGATCTCTCCATAGAGTGGCAGAAGAAAAAGGCAAACCCTTCAATCTTTATGGCTCACGTCATGGCACAGTTCTACAAGGCAGAGAGAAGACCGATAACGCCTGAGATGATGTACGCCTGCATGACCCCATATCGTCACTTATCCCTGATGACATCGGACGAAGTGGTGCAGCTAAAGGCGGCATTTGGAAAGCGGTACCGTGTGCTCATGGGCATCGACTGGGGTTCTGGACCAAGTGCTTCCAGTACCGTTGTCACTATCATTATCAAGGATCGAGAGTTTGACACGTACAGAATAGTGCATGTGGAAAAGAGACCAGCAGAACACCAACTGGATCAGGCTGCCTACATGGTCAAGCTTGCCGTAGCATACCACGTTGACGCCTGTGTGGCAGACTTGGGCTATGGAGCAATTCAGGTGGCACTCATGCAGGATGGAGGCTATGACTCGCACGGAAACCATGTGCCAGGGCTTGGCAGACGGAGAGTTATGGGCAGCAGAACCATAGGGGACGAGACCAAGCCCCAGATGGAATACAACGCCAAGGCAGACGAGCACGGCATCGAATCCGCACACTTGAAGATAGACAAGACCACGACAATCCAAAAGTTTGTGGACTTCCTTGGATGGTTTACAGAGCATCCAGAGTACATAGACGGAGGCAAGAAGAGACCAAAGCTTATCATCCCATACAAGAACGACTGGGAGGTGGACTTTCTGGTAGATGATTGGTGCAGCCTGACAAGAAAGGATCTCGAGAAGGAACTGGATGTTGTCACAGAAGACCCAAGGCAAAAGGCAAGAAAGGAATACAACCACCCCAAGGACTCGCTCATGTCTGCAATCTACTGCATGGTCGCAGATGACAACTTTGATGACGAAGCCTTTAGAATCATGGGAGTAAAGAAGAGGGTGTGAAAGATCACAAATGTGATTGTAAATGCTGTGAGATAAACAGAAGAAAATCCAGAGAATATTATTACAAGGTACGGCAGGCAAGGGAGGGCAGGACTCCCAAGGATGAATATTGGCAGCAAAAACGCCTCGCAAAACTGAAAGCGACAGTGTAGAACTATTTTAATCCTAAAGCTTAATAGACGTGGATTCGTGCCTGAGTTTGTGGTCCGCTGTTTGGGGTGTGGCAAGACTACATCTAATCCAAAGGCAAAGAACTGGCAGGAACATCAACTCTGCTACAAGTGCGCCCGTGAGGCATTTCCCCTGGAATATGTCGGAGAGCCGCACCATGGCACTGGAGGCAGCAGGATGAACCAAGAGACACGCTGCGCTTCTTTGATAGTCTCATAAATCTTATATCGAGCCCCCTTGTGGATACGCCATGTTCTTTAGAAAAAAGAAAGCCCCTGTACTTTTGATATGTCCTGGAGTCACAGAAGATGACCGCAAGAAGCTGGATCTAGACATGCGTGCTGCAGGATTTACAAACTTTGTAATAACAACAGTGGCAGTGGCTCAGATTTTTAGCCAAGAATAACACATACATAAAAGGAATCTGTGAAATGTTATCATGGGCGTCTGGTCAAGGCTGAACAACAGTTATGGAGGCATTGACAGATCAGCCGTATCATCCAAGGTCGCAGGCTCTGTATCTGGGAGCCGTGGACCGTCACACCTCAACGTAAACAATATGAAGATGGCATTTGATTCCTTTTCCCAGCCTGTCTGGGGTCCAGAGATTGCAACACTTGGAGCCTATGCAAGAGAGGGCTATACCTCAAAGACCTTTGATGTTCCGTTTATTCCGTTTTCAACACAAAAGATGGCACTGCAAGTGGACGAGGACGTGCAGCTTGCAATCAATGATCTGGCATCAAGAGTGACAGGCTCGGAGCATTACTGGAAGGCAATAGATGACCAAGTCGCCCAGTACATGTCTGACTTTTCACATGACATCCACTTTGACATATTGGATACGGAATTAGTGAAGGAGGTTCTCTGGTATGGCAATTCTGTATACAAGCCAAGGCTTGGAGTCCAATACATCAGAAACATGGACGACCTTATGCACATTCCGATATCAAGCTTTACAAGAATCTGGTGGGACAGGCAGAGAATCCCGTACAAGTACGAGTTTAGGGGTCCAGAGTACCAAGGACACCACAACCCAAGCGATATCATACACATCAAATGGAATCCAGTGAACGCCTCCGCATTTGGCACGGGCTTTGGTGTCTCCATGACATCACCGAGGGCATTTTCACAGATAACACCTGGCGGACCTGTCGACTGCCTCTTGCCTTCCATACTTGACCGCAAGTATTCCACACAGCTTACCATGCACATTACAGAAAGAAGATACATCCCGCACAATGTCTATGTCATGCCATCATCCTCTGCAGATGAACGAGCGGCAGCACGTGCAGACCTTGTCAACCTTACACCTGGAGAGGATATCGTTGTCGGTACACAGACCGAGGTGCAAGAGCTTGGCAGCATGCAAAGGGCATTCAATCCTGCACAGTGGGCAGAGCTTACAGTAGCACCGATACTCAAGGCAATGAACGACTTCCGAGGCAAGAACAGCGGCGAGTCAGGCCACCAATACGCAAACGCCAAGACTGCAGCACTTTTGGACGAGATAGGTCTTGCAAGCTTCCCAGCCGCTGTAATCACACAGCTTGTCGAGTTTCTCTTTGAGCCATGGTATGACAACAACCCGCTCTATTCGATGAACTATGGAGGCGGTCTTGTATCAATGCCATGGAAAGAGTGCAAGTACGAGCTTAACTTTGGCAGGGTGGAAAAGAAGGATCTCCCACCTGAGATACTCATCCAGTTCTTGGACTTTGGTCTCCGCTCTGGCGCACTCAATGACCCAGTAGAGATAAGGGATATCATGGAAGACGCAGGGCTCGGACTGCGAAAAGAGAACACTGCAATGATGAACAGCATGTACCACGACACAAACGTAATGCCTCCAAGCTTTGGGCAGCAGAACAACTTTTCAACCTACGGGGCAGA